GGACGTCACGGTGATGGATCCGAGGGACGGAGTGCTGTCTACCTGGCCTACCACAACGCCGTCAGCGTATTCAACCAGGAACTGGACGCCACTCATGGCGACCATCTCGATCTGCGCTCTCGCATAGTTCGGATCCGTATGGATCCCGATGTAACCGGATTCATCCGCAGTCAGTCTGAATGTGCTTGCCACATCGCCGGTCATAGTCAGATAGTACATGATGATATTCTCTTTGGCTGTAGAGTAGACCTGACCCTGCGGGATCAGGGGACTCATCAGCACAGAGCCCAGTCCCAGGAAGTCCTGGATGTACTTCATCCCGAAGGCGTTCTGTGTGGTGATGGTGGCCGTGCCCAGGTAATCAGACACAGTCAGCGGGTTGATGAAGTGGACAGCCTCGATGGCATCGTCCTCAAACAGGATCTGCAGCTGTGCCCAGGTCTTCGCCAGCACTGCCTGCAGCGTGGATGCAGCCACGACAGTGGAGTCGCAGCTTGTTACGAAATCGAAGAACTTGGACCGGATGCCCTTCTGGATCAGGGAGAGCATTTTCTCATCGGTCTTCTGTACCGCTTCGGTATAACCGCTCTTCTTGATGGCCTCGGCCGTTACAGCTTTACGCCATTTCTCCAGGGTGATCTCACCAACAGCTTCCTTTGTCCGTTCAAACTGGGACAGCGGAATAACATCGCCTTCCGCGACATTGCCGTTCTGCAGCGTGCCCACAGTCTTGTAGACGTACAGCGTGGTGCCCTCGATGAGCGGTTCTTTCCTGGTCACGCCCAGGGCCTCAATAAGTGTCTGCAGGATGTTTTCAGAGAAGCGGGTTACAAAGTCAACCTCTCTGACTTTGGTCATCTGCGCCGCCTTGATCAGATTCTCTTCGGCGGTCGTATACATTTCATGTGCCATTCTAATACCCCTTTCTTATTCCACGAGCGCCGGTCAGATCCCGAACAACTCGTGATTTTCAGCAATAGCCTTTTGCCTCTGCGTAGTGTCCTTGATAGCCATGATCTCTTCCCTGGTCATGCTCCCGGCCTTCCCCTGGGATGCAGGCGGCTTGGATACATCCGCCCCCTTCGTATCCTTGGAAGTGATGAAGTCAGACCATTCTTCCTTGATGCTGGCCGTCAGTTTGTCCGCATCGGCAAGGTTCCCCTCTTCGTCGAGACCCATTTCCTCCAGGTCCACGATCCTCATGATGGCGGGGATCCTTTTCTCAGCGACCCCGGCTTTCTTCAGCAGGGCCTCATATGCCTTTTCTTTGGCATTACGCTGGTCTTTCGCGGTCTGGGTCTTCTTAAACTCCTCGAAGTCCTCCTTGATGGCGTCATATTTCACCTTCCAGGAGTCTTTCTTCGCGGAATCAAGGTCCGCTTTCGCGCTTTCCAGCTCTTTCTTTACTGCATCCAGTTCGTCGGATGCTGCTTTGGCTTTGGAGAGCTCCTCTTTCAGTGCGTCCACTGTCTCAGTGTGAGCTTCCACGATCTGTTCGATCTTCTCGTCTTCGATGCCCATCGCACGGAGCATCTTCCTTGTCAAAGCCATATGTACCTCCTCTTCTTCGGTGGGATTCCTTCCCCATTCGGTTTATCTACTTACAGTTTAGCACCATTATTTTTCCAAAAACGGGCCCCAAAACCCGCGAAATAAGAACGATTTTTATTAAAGGCACGAAAAATGACCCCGGGCAAATCGCCCAGGGTCGTTTTTGGGGTGTATCTAAGGGATAAAGTGTTATGCGTTTTTAAGTGAATCGATCAGCAGGCTCCGGTACTCATCTTCGTGGTTCGCCACGGAGTCCCTGATCATGTGATGCGGTTTGGATCCTGACGTGATGCCCCATTCTCCGTCGCTCTTTGGATAAAACCATGGTGTCTTTCTCCCACCTCCGGAGCTGGCGTAAATACCTGTTCCAATTTCCTGCCAAATCGCATACTCTGCGTTGGTTCCAATGTAACAAGTGTTGCCGTCCACAGCATATTCCATGCTTTGCCTCAAATGCCCGGTGTCTGCCGGTGCCTGTGCGGCAGCATAATCCTTCCCCTTCATTCCGCAGGCTGTCAAGCCACGCTCTATGGCGTTTGCAAGTGCCTCCAGGACTTCCGGGGAATGGTCGGTGACTTTGATGTCCAGTTTCATGGCCTTTCACCTCCGTTTTTTATAGTACCGTTCACTGCGTTCAGCTATTAAGGCCTCTACGTCATCCCTCTGAGTCTGCGACATTCTCTGCCAGTAAGAATCCCGCAGGAAGGAGCAGGAAGACGTATCTTTCGGGATGAACGGTTTTTTCATAGGCGGTTCCACGGCATGGCATAATTCCGGGTCCTTGTCTTTGAAATAGCATTCCCCGCATATCTGCTTCATGGTGGGATTATCCCAGGAAAACTTACTCATTCGGTATCACCTCACACCAGATCTTCAAGTCGCTCTCTTCTGGGAAAAACTTGTTCTCTCTGTATTCTGCCCTTACTATACGATACGAATATCCTCTTTGCAACAGGAATTCCTTTTCGAAGCCATTGTGGGAAACGTCGGCAATATATGCCCCGTGCGTCCCCTTCGGTACATGGATGAACAACTCTGCCTGATCTTGGCCCACGCCACTGAATCCACCGGATGCCAAAGGCGTCGTTGCTGTGAATCCAGCATCGGAGAAGTCGTGGCCGATAAGGAGTGCCGGATCCTGCCGCCAATCGCCAATGACACCGTCCAAAATGTGACGGGTTCCGGTTCCCCGCTTAACATACAAATCCTCAGGAGTCTCGGTCTTACTGAGCGCCCTCTCTATGTCGAGAGCAGCCTTTCTGGAGACCTCGTCGGTGGTGATGCCGTACCGGAGATATCGGTTGATGTCGGCATACGTTTCTCCGGTCCATAAACGGAGAGCCGAGATTTCTTCCTCGGTGGCGACGCCAAGCAATTGATCCATGAAGGGCTGCATGAACTCCTCTGTCTGCGTTCCAATGAGCTTCTCCCAGTGAGCAGCATCTGCTGACATTTCTGCCAGGACATCCTTGTCACTCTTCCCGGTGACCGCTTGCGCAGCACTCCAGGCTGACAATTCTTCGGAGGACCCGTTGAGCATCATGTTGGATAAACTACCATACTGCTCTATGAGGTCCATCTGTTCCTGCAGCGCCTGTTCAACAGATGGATTATTGGAGGAAGGTTCCTCTGGTTTTATTTCAGGTGCCGGTTGTTCTTCACCCTCGACCTCAACTTCTATGACCCCCTGTTTATCCTCGGAAAGCGTGGTTTCAAAGCCTTCGATGTCGTGATCCATCGAACACCTGCAGTTATAGACCTCCTCCGGCTCTCCGTCAGGGTCTCCCGGATACATCAATCCGTTTGAGAACTCTTCATCAAGCGGCTGTGTTTCGCCATCAAGAAGGATATGTGATTCTCTTGTCCGCTCGTCCTCGACCGACCTCCAAACCTTCTTGAGGATGATTCCTTTCTCTGCCGCCTGTTCCATACTGGTCAATCGTCCGCTGTTCTGCGCCGATGTGTACATTGTCCTGGCATTTCGGATGGCGGCCTTCAAATCCATCGCCGACACGTTCTGGAGCCTGTCTGCCAGTTTTCGCAGCCCTTCGCCCCGGATAATGCCCTGAAGCATCTCGGCATTGATTTTCTTCGTGGCCCAGCGTTCGTACTTGACGCCATCGACCTCCTTGTAGGGCAGGAGCGTCCTGCCGTTGACAACGATGTTCCTGACCGTGTTCGGGTTCACGAGCTCCCACGAAACGCCACGGACAAAAGCCTTCTCTTCATCACCCATCTTCGCCGCCACAATCTTCGCATCTTTTATCAGCCTGGATGTCTCTCCGTTGGCGTTCAGGGCGTAGACCTCTTTCATCTGGCCGTTTACAAAAGCAAGTGCCGTCTCATTCGCATGCAGCAGCTCTTGCTTTGTCTGCTCCAGCATGTTCCGGAACCGTGTGTCCTGGTTCATCCCGTTCAGCATGATCCGTTTGTATTCGTACTGCAGTTCAGCAAGCAGTTTCTTATCCCCGGTCTTCTCAGCCTTCTGCATGGCCATTTCGAGGAAATCGACATTGTGCTTCCAGTCCTTCGTGAATTGCCGGTACTGATCCTGGATCTCCAGGTCTGCTTTGGTGTAGATGTCTTTGATCCGCTTCAGGATCTCCTTCTCGAGCTTGTCATTGTCCCGGTCCAGCTTATCAGCCATCTACCCCAACCCCTTCGGGTCCTGCATCAATGAACCTGTCTGCCTCCTCTGCATCTTTTTTCTGCACGATACCGTCCACCTCGTCCACAGAGACCCAGGGCAGCTTCTTCAGGACGGTTTCTTCGTCCAGGTAAGCGCCTGCGGACAGGACCATCTGCGTATACTCCTCTTCGTTGGCGATTTTCGACCGCTTGAAAGAGACTTCGTCTTCGATACCGGCCAGCCGGAGAATCTCGTCCATGAAGTCGTACAGATTCCTCTCAAACAGGTCCGCTTTTTTGTCCAGCGGGTCATACGCAGCGTTGATCTGCGTCGCTGTCACGTTCCCTGCCTGGATCTGTTTCACGTCGAGCGCCATGAAGTCATCATATAGTTGCTGACGGAGCCTGTTCAGGGCCGTCTCGTTCGGATCCACGTCAGCGACAACGCTGTGGGCCTCGATGGAAGCATCGTCCCCTCCGTTGGCATGGGCCACCCGGGTCATCTTCAGCTGTTCAATGAATTCCTCATCATCTTCGAGGCTCATGCCATCGCAATTCTTCAGGATCCAGTAGATGAAGTTGCCGTCATCGATGGCATTGACCAGCTGCGATGCAATCAAGTCATACGCATCCAGCGTGCCCTGGCATCCCACCAGTTCGGACTGCCGGTTGATGTTGTATAATGGCACGATCGGCAGCGTGCCATAATTCTGGCCTTCCCGGATCTCCGTGCCCTCTTCCCGGTCTCTCTGGTCGCCGATAATGATTGTCCGGTATGCAGATTTCTCTTTCAAGACCTCCATGTCGGATCCCTGGCGCTTGATGTACTCCGTATATCCGTCCACGTCAAAGAATGTCAAACGGAGCGGCTTCTGTGGGTCGATTTGCCAGAACCGGACTCCGGCTTTCAGCTCTCCGGTCTCCTCGTCCCAGAGCGGCGCAAATTCAGTGAATTTGAACACGTCCAAATGATCCAGGTTCCAGAATCCGAAGGACATCCCGGCATTTTGGGCGTTCACCGCCATGTCCTGGAGTCTCTGATCAAAGGACTTCCCCAGTTTGGGCTTGTTCGACTGTTCGTTGAAGATCACGCCATTGCCCAGGATATAAGAGACCAACTGGGTGATGAAATAGAAGTAGTATCGATTAGCTATTTTGTTGTTTGCCGCCCATCTGTCCGGCACTGCCGTCCCGAACCTGTTGTAGATGAACTTCTGCAGCCTCAAAATGGTCGGGTTCTTATGACGGTAGTAATCCTCCGCATCCAGGGCCGTCTTGTACTGCGGCGCCCGCTGGTGTTCCCTGACCACGGACTGCAGGAAGTCCGTGACCTGCTGCAGACTGCCGCCGGCGACCTGCAGGTAATCCTGATAAGTTTTCAAATTGACCAACCCCCTTTTGGTTATCTATCTTTATTTTGAGCCCAAAACAGGCCTTTGTAAAGAAAGACACCCGTGCAGGGTCATACCCACACGAGCGTCCGCTCTCTTTCATCCCGTTTTCCGCCGTACATTTCTCGCATTAGGGTCGCCAGGCTGTCCGGTGCGTCGTCGTGGTCTGCATGCTCGTTAAAGTCGCAGATCTGTTCGATGTAATCCGCATCGGTGCCGGCCACGAACCGGATGTCCGGCCATGCGCCCTTGAGGTAGGACGTGATCTTGTAAAACTTGTTCATCCGTTCATGGTACCCGGAAACCCGAAGGCCACGGCGCACCAGTTCCTTCCGGAGGTAGCCCTTGTCAGCGTTGTTCTCGCAGGTAACACGCCCGGCCTTGAAATGCTCTATGAGGCCGACGATCTCGTCGATGCAGTCATCGATATGCCCATGCCAGAGACGGCCGTAAGCATAGTACAACCCACCCTTCCGGGCCACGATGGTGAATGCCGTATAGTCTGGACCGCCATAGGCTGCGTCGATATGGCACCGTCCGTGCTCCACCAGCGCAGGATCCTCGCCGGTGATGGGATCAGTGAATATCACATCCTCCGAAGCGATGTGCCTGAGCTCGTAGTTCGCTGCGAATAATGACGGGAGCATCCTTTCCTTAAGTTCATCGATGTCTTCCTCCGTCATGATGCCGGTGGTGTAGACGTCGTATTTCTCCGGGTTCGGCATCAGAGTGAAACAGTCATCCTTGTGCCAGGGCGTGCCGGTATTGAAGATCCGGCCTCCCCGGTTTTTAAGATTTTGCAATTCCTGGTATACCAGTTTGGTCCTGTCCCGTTCTGCCTTGCTCAACCGGTCTTTCAGGTTCACGATATCGTCCGTATAGATCCGGTCGAAGTGCTTCCCGGTCAAACTGGAGCCGATGCCGATGCCCATCAGCTGTGGGGTGCCCTTGATGTCTGCGGACAGGTTTGTCCGAATCTCCGTGGCTGACACCGCCGGGATCTTCAGCTGCACACCGTAGATGGCTTTGGCAAAGACAGCCGTCCGCGGGTCCCTAAGGATATTAGCCACCTGTTTCACGATCTCCTTCACGTCATCGTCCGTTTTCCGCAGAAACAGCGTCCTGGTCGATGGCAGCAGGATGATGGTAAGGGCCAGAGAAATAGACACGCACGTCGTTTTGTATGAGGACCGGTGGGCCTGCAGCGTCGTGTCCTCCTTCCCGGTGATCATGTCCACCATCCATTCGTTATGCAGGCCCCCCAGTTTTGTGAAGCCGAGAGAGTTCCCGAACTTCGCCGGATTAGTCCGAAGCCACTGGATCGCTGTCCGTCTGTCCATCGTCATCCCCCAACACCATTCGTTCGACCTCGGCCACGACCTCCGGATCCACCTCGGCCACCACGACTCTCTCCACCGGTTTCTCTCCGATGGTGTCCCGGATCACTTCAAACGCCTTGATATTCCCCTCCAGCGCCTGACGCATCACTTCCCAGGTGATGACCTCGAATCCGGTCCTCTTCGTGTTCTGCCCCACATCGTACTTTGCGCTAAGCAGCACCTCGAAGGCCTCCCGGAGGGTCTTCTTCCTCTTGAGGTTCTCTTGCCTTGCCTTCAGTGCTTTCTTTCGGTCCTCGTCCGTGAACTTATACACGCACGGCTTCAGGTTCTGTTCGTTTGCCATTTGTATACCCCCCCCCTTTACAAGATCTCCAGGATCTCTCCATCCATAGCCACCCGGTATTTAGCTTTGTGCCGGTACAGTTTGAAGTTCTCCATAGCCTGCGGATCCTTCAGGATCTTCCTGCAGAGTTCCTTCCCCAGCGCATGCTTCCCGGAGCCCCTCGCCCCTTTCCTCAGCGCCGGCTCCTTGAACTGCATGAAGTCCAGGACATCCTCCACAGCCTTCCGGTACCCATCGTCAAACGTCGGATCCGGCGGTGCATCCGACTCCTGGACTCGCTCCGGATCCACGAACAGCAGCTGCTGCTCCGACACACCCAGGGCCGCCGCTATCTGCTCCAAAAGACCCGGATTGATGTACAGGATCCGGCCGCATTCGATAAGCGATATCGTCGTTTGGTGCGTGTGGCATGCCTGGGCCAGCTGCCGCTGCGGCATATTGGCCCGGAGCCTGTACGCCCTGACCTGCTTCCCGAAGTCTATCATCTCCGTGCCTCCTCCTCTCGCTCTTCCATCGTCTCATAGTTATGTCGGACAAGCATCTCCCAGCATGCGGTGTTGGCCAACTGTATGAGAGATGCACTTTCCGTATACCCGGGTGCGGGTGGCTTCCTTGTCTGATCATCCGCTATCGGCGTGACCGCCGACAGGAACGCCAGCAGGCTGATACAGAAGATCAGCAATTTACGCATCGGGATCACCCCCACCATACGGTTCCGGGCACGGCTGCCATGCGACAATGTAATCTTTGCTTAATGCATCAGATCGCCCTATTGGATACCATCTTCCATGAATGTATAACCCTGATACAACACCTCCCCAAGATACAGACATCAGAACGTTAGCGTTTTCTTCCGGCAACTCCTCCGTGACCGGTATCCATTGCGTTTTTTCAAGCGAAACAATTGCCATATTTAACGCCCTTTTTTCCTCGTCAGTATGATTTGCCCATATTCGGTCACTTGATATAAGGATATGCATTGCTTCAGTATTCGTCATTCATCTCACCGCCTTTTCAAATGTCTCCCTCATCTTTCTTTCCATCTCGTCAATTACGCTCTTCATAACCAAACTGGCATCAGCAAACAGCAGTGACACCTGCTCCGGGTCGATGTGTTCCCGGCGAAGAATCTCTGACAGAAAAATGAGGTGCTCGATTTCATAACCATATATCGTTGTTTTCTCCGTTCCATCCTCTGGCTCCACAACGAAGCCTTGTATCATATAATCCACTTCCCTTTCTTCGGGCTTTGTGTTTCTCCACTTCATCACGCATCACCTCCCTCGAACGGCTTCGGCAGAGGCATCCATGCCGTGATTGGGCTTTCAAAATCATCATCTTCAAAACCATCATTGTCAAATACAAAGTAATACTTCCACTTTCCTCCTGCGTATAGAAGTATATCTATCGGTATGACGTTATTTGGAAGCCATCCATTCTTAAAAGTGACAATATAATAGCCGTCCTCTATTGGCAACCGCTCCGTCACAGGGATCCACCGCCCATTTGAACGGATTCTCTCCATAACGGCATTTTCAAAATCCTCTACGCTACCAATACCCTTAAACTCTTTGCAAAAGCCACCGTCGCAATCACATAAATTTTCCTTGAAATCAGCAATACAACAATTTGCGCAATTTAATTCTCACTCATCCTCTTCCTCCATTCTTGCACCGCAGTTGGGGCAGTAAACTGATGTGACCAAATTTGTGTCTCCACAGCATGTACACACCCATAATGCTCTGCTGTTGTGCATTATCCACTGCCCGGCCTTTTCCTTTTGCGGCAGGTCATCAATTTCATGTACCAGAATATCAATTAGCCGAGATGCGTCATTCTTAACAGGCGTCTCTTTTTCTATAATCTTTTGAACAAGATTCCTAACAGCCTTACGGCTTATCAAATCACCCATCATCCCGGGTCGCCCCTTCCACGAATCCGGAGGTTTTGATCTTCCTCGCCACCGCCGCCACTTGTGCCGCCTCTTCTGCTGCACCCCGGGCCTGGTCATAGATGCCGTCCATCAGCTCCTTCGTGTGTTCATATCTGTGCTTCATCACCTGCTGCTGCTGGAAATCCCTAATCAGGTCAGTCAGTTTGTCCACGTGCTCCAACAGTTCCTGGTATTCAACGACCAGGACACCGAAGGCATGCTCCCCGTCGACATACTCGAAACCGTGGTATTCCCTGGCGAAAGACAGCCACCTGCCCACCAAACTCGCCATGGCCTGCTCCAGTTCGATCCGTTCTTCGTTCTCAATCCTTGTCATCTGGCACCTCCTACTGTCTCGAAATAAGTGACCGCTCCGGTATTCAGATTTCTCAAACCGCACATCCGTCCTTCCTCATCCAGAACCACCTCAAAATCCTTTTGCATCGGCTCCGAAAACTTGACTGTCCCGTTCCTTGTCGTTGTACGGCTCATATCCTGTGCCACCAGCCGCTCAAGCTCAAGCTCAGTGTTGTAGGCCACCTCACTGCCGCATGCCATGTAACCGACGGCATCGATCCAGCTGTCCGGTTTGTAGTGCATGCCGGTCTTGATCCTGGCGATCTTAAGCAGCGCCATCATTATCGCCACGTCCTCCGATGTGATATCCGCACCGGTGTACGCCGTCCAAAGGTCGGCGATTATGGCAAAATTGTCCTCTGGCTTTCCGTACTGGCCTTCCCGGTCATTGCATACGATTTCCTTTGCCTGAATCAATATATCTGCTCTTGTCATTATTCCACCCCCAGTAATGTGTTCTTGTATTCCTCAAACGTGATCGGTACGTCCGCGAAGTCCTCTCCGTCCACGCCCAGGATCACAATATCGCCTACGAAGTCGACTCCGGCTATCCTGCAGTTATGCGGCAGACCAAGAAGACGGCCTTCCTCGTTGCAGATAATGACCAGGTCTCTTGCTATGGTCACCGTCTCGATGTACCCGCCGACATGCTTCTGCAGATTCTCCAGCGAACAGCTGATATTTGTCATGTGGCCGACAGGTTCGTCAGCCCGTTTCACGATTGCTTTAATCTTGCCCATGCTCTGCCTCCTCGTTAAATTTGATGGTCAGTTTATTTTCTTCGCTGATCATATTGCCTTCGGCTTCACTGATGAGCCTGGCGATTTGTCCAATGATGATCGCGCACTCCATGGGGTCGTTGTCACCATTTGTCCGGATCCAGTGAAGGATCACTTCGGCAAGGCCGAGAAGCTGCATGCCGGAAGCACCATGTAACTCGATCTTCACCACCCCATCGGATGTAAGTTCATACGAGACCTCGGTCTTGACGCGCCCGTGCTCTTTCCAATACTGAATCGCTTCTTCCATAAGTGTTTTAATTTCTCGCAAATCAAAAGCCTCAATCTTCATTCCGTTTCCTCCTAAACCATCATCACACCATCATTTTCCGCATCAGATCCTCGACCTCATTGTAAGAAAAGGTCTTTCCGGGCCCGACCTTCTCGGAATCCCGGAACATCTCGATAATCTGCAGTTGAGTCTTGCGGAGCCTCTGCCGGAACACGTCCTCCTCGGCAACTTGTTTGCTCGCCGCCGCGCAGATTTCGCAGATGTCGTCGTACCGCTCATAAGTCCTGAGTTGCGATGGCTTACCGTCCAGCTGGTACGCTTCCTGATACTTGATCCTGTTCTTATCAGCCCATTCATAGACCTTATCGATTCTTTCCTGTTCCATTTCATCCTCCTCACAGCTTGTACGGGCACTGCCCTTTGACGTAACTCGCCCTGGCAAGTCCCAGGCTGATCATGGCGTTATATAGCCTGCATTTGTGGAAACTCTTTCCCTCTTCCTTCACTGTGCATCTCCATGGGCTATCCGGGTCCTCGTTCTGACACACCGCCCAGACGATGAACTCGCCCATCGTATACAGGTCGTCTTCCCTGACCAGTTTCTCCGATGACTGCTTCGCCACTTCCCTGATGGGGATGATCTGCATGGTCGATTCGTTCAGGTCCTTCCGGAGTCTCTTCTTCACATCCGGATCCAGCCGGCTGCAATAACTCGTCATTGCTTTTGTTATATTCGTTTCTGCCGATCTCAGCCGGCGCTTTTCGTCCGGGGTCAAGTCCTGTGTGGCGTTACAGAATTCCCGGATCGCTCCTCCTTTTATCCCTGCCAGCATGATCATCTCACGCTGCAGTTTAGTCAGATACACTTTTCAGCTCCTCCTTCTTCGCTTTCAGGGCCTCCAGTACATAGTTCTGTCCCTTCTCTTTCAGGCCCAGGGCCTTCAACACGATCTCGTCAACCGTGTCCTTGCATACGATATGGTGCACGATGACCGTATCCTGCTGCCCCTGCCGGTGCAGTCGCTTGTTTGCCTGCAGATATTGCTCGTAACTCCAGGTCAGGCCAAACCAGATGATGTGGTGCCCGCCCTGCTGCAGGTTCAGTCCGTATCCCGCAGACGCCGGATGGGCCAGCAGGTATTTGATCTTTCCGGCATTCCAGTCCCGGATATCGCCCTCGCCCTCCAACTCTCTCGCTTCCGGCAGCAGTTCCCGCAGCCGTTCCAGATCATGCCGGAAGGTGTAATAGATCACAGCATGCTGCTCCCCCAGTCTCTCCAGAAGTTCCGTCAGCATCTCCAGTTTGTCCACGTGTACCTCATGGTACACGCCATATTCGTCATAGACTGCACCATTCGCCATCTGCTGCAGCTTGTTCGTCAGGGCCGCTGCAGAGAATGCGGTTATCTCCGATTCCGGCAGATTCAGGATCATCTGCCTCTCCATCTCGTCATATTGCTTCCGGGCTGCCGGCGTCAACTCCACGCTCACATCGTCATAAATAAGGTCCGGCAGCTGCAGATACTCATCTGCACTCATACTGACGCAGATATCCGAAAGCTTCTGCAGGACCGCATCAGCCGCACCGGGTTTCGCGATCCATTCATATATGACCTGCTGGTTCCTCCGGCCGGGGTCGAAATACCTCTCCCGGTATCCGCCGAAGGTGCTCCCCAGTCTCTCGCCCCTGTCCAGTAGATAGATTTGGGACCACAGGTCCAGGAGTCCGTTTGGTGACGGCGTCCCCGTCAGCTCCACGATCCTGTCGATCTGCGGCCTTACCTTCGCAAGCGCCCGGACACGCTGGGCCTTCGGGTTCTTGAAGCCGGAAGACTCGTCGATGACGACCATGTCGAAGGGCCAGTCCTTCCGGGCCTTGCCTTTCTTCATGTACCGGTCCACCAACCACTTCACGTTCTCCCTGTTGACCAGGTAGATATCCGCTTCCTGCTCCAGGGCCTTCTCCCGCTGAACGGCAGACCCAAGGATCTTGGAGAATGTCAGGTCCTCCGTCTGCTTCCAGGTCCGGGCCTCTTCTGTCCATGTGGCCTCCGCCACCTTCTTCGGGGCAATGACCAGGACACGGCTCACGGCAAGCCTTTCATATTTCAGCGCCTTGACGGCCATCAGGGTGATCGCCGTCTTGCCAAGGCCACAGTCCAGGAACAGCGCTGTGGCCTCCCGGGAACAGATCTTGTCGATGCACCTCTGCTGGTAAGGGTATGGCCTGAACTCCCTGCCCTTCTCACTCATACAGCACCTCGATCCTCCGGGCCGTCTTCGGGAAACCCATCTCCCGGAAGAACCGGACGATTCCGCGGATCCCGACGGACAGGTATACGGTCTGGCCGAGATCCCGTAGGCGCCTCATCTGTACCACCTGTTGTTTGGTCGGCCGGCCTCCCTCCGCTTTCAGCTCCACGAAGGCGACCCTTCCGTCTGCGAAGAATACGATCCTGTCCGGTACGCCGTTGTTCCCGGGGCTCGTCCATTTGTACGCCCGCCCTCCAAGGTTTTTCACTTCCCGGACCAGAATCTGTTCAATGTCCCTCTCTCTCACTTTCGGCCCTCCTTCCTCCGATGTTGACACTGTTGACACCTTTTTTGCCTACTTACCCCTATATACGTGTATATATGCGTGTATTACGCGTTTTTACCTCTTATATACGTTATTTAACTAAGTTAGTGTTTTTTGTGTCAACACTGTCAACAATTACAATAAACGTTGAAATTTCAATGCTTTTGCTGTTGACAATCCATGTTGACACCTCTGTTTTAAGGTGTCAACACTGTCAACAGCGTTCATTTGAATGTTGACACCTTTTACTTGATTTGTTGACACTTTATTCCGTCCCGTCAACATTACTGTCAACACGTTTGAAGCCTCTTGCTGGCCCAAACCGTGTCCCAAACCGGCCTCTGTGTGGCACCCATCCGGGAACTCCCAGCATGGCTTTTCTGATCCGCAGGGCTATGTCCGGGCGAAGGTCTCTTGGCTTTCCGTCAAGGGCATACATCCACACTTCCATGAGGCAGACCCTGTCCCTCCGGACCAAGATGTCCTCGTCGGATGCCGGGAACGTGTTGTAGGCCTCTGCCTCTCCTGGGGTCATCTGGTACCAGTTTGCCGGTATCGGCTTCTCCAGGTATTCCGCTATGATACCAGTCCATGGCGACTCTTCCTTGTGCGCCATCTGCTGTTCCCGAGCGTATTCCTCCAGCTCCTTGTTCAGGTGCAGGGCCTCGATACCGAATTGCGCGTGATAGTATGCCTCTGCCCATATCTGGTCCACCTCTTTCGGCAGGTCTTTCCACACGTCCTTCGTGGGCTCCTGGACCTTGACATCCACCGGCCAGAACCGGCGCTCCCCGGTAGGATCCTTCAGGAATCCGGAATCATTCGTGGTGCCGAACAGAATGCAGCGCCTCGGGTGCTTCACCACCCGGCGGCCGTACGCCGGCCGGAAGTCATCGTATTCCTTCGACAGGAACATCTTGACGGCATTAGTCGCAGTCTTTCCCAGTGCCTGCAGTTCTGCGACCTCGATGATCCATTTGCCCTGGACGATCTCAGCCGCCTCCTTGCCCTCGAAAGTGACCATGGAGTCCGAGAACCACCGTTTGCCTATGCAGCGAAGGAACGTACTTTTGCCGGATCCCTGAGGCCCGCAGAGGATGGTCATGTAATCGAACTTAATGTTCTCATGCGTTGCTCTCCTGCAGGCGGCCAGCATGGCTTTCCGGAACACAGCCCGGGTGTACGGGGTGTCCTCCGCACCCAGATAATCGATGAGGGCTGTGTCCAGTCTCGGCACCCCGTCCCACTCCAGTGACTCCAGATACCGCTCCACGTCGTTGTATTTGTTCTGGTCGGCCACGATTAGGAGTGCCTGTTCCATCCTGTCCTTTCCTGTCAGGTGGTAGGTCTTCTCCATGTGGTGATAGAGATGTGCGGAGTCCGTATCGTTCCAGCCCCGGGTCTCCTTGTATTCCGGGTCCCAGGGCAGCCGTCCGACCACATTCAGCCGTTGGGCGAATGTATCGTTTGCGATCTTCGGCCCGATGTCCTCGTCGTGGGACATATACAGGACCACGTTGTTCAGTGTGTTCGCCAGTGCCCCCTGGGCCGTGTAGTCCAGTTTCTTCGTCCAGTCCTCGATCTCTGCCGGGTCCTCGGAGAAGGCCGTCCTGACAGCCATTTTGGCCTCCTTGGCCCGTTGGTCGATGACTCTCTCATCCCTGTTGGCCAGTTCAGCCATGGCCTTGTAGGACGGCATTTTGGCTGCCGTGGTGCCGGGCTGGGCTTTTGCGTCCAGGTTCCCGAATCGGTGGAGCCGTACCAGATCCCAGGCATTGACGAGCTGGCCGCTGCAGGGATCCGTTGCATGGTGGGAATATAAGAATTTCCCGTCTTCGTATATGATGGCTCCGTTACTGGTGGAGCCGCCGGTGAATGTCAGCCGGCCCGACTTGTCTGTCTTTGTATAAGCGTCCGGGATGAACTCATCGATGGCCGCCTGGATGTCATACGTCCGGCAGAACTGCCCGACGATCCCGCGCTTAGTCAGCGGGTCCTCCTGTTTTTTCAGTTGGTGCTTTACCTTCTCCGATTCCGACAGCATTGTCGGCCAGGAGCTGATATCCGTCCAGTCTTTGTATGTAGCCAGCACCTCTTCCGGTGGCACCGGTTCGCCCTCTGTGACATGGTAGACGTATTCCCCATCTGCAGAGCAGGAAGGCCAGAACATCAGCCTGTTGCCCTCGAAGGTAGTGGGGTCGCAGTATTCCATGCCGACTTCTTCCGCCATCCGGCGGGCTATCGGTTCATACTCCGCCGGGCCGCAGGGTTCGGACAGCGGCCAGATGACCCTGAGCCTCGGCGCCTGCGGTCGGTGCTTCCGTGTGCTGTATATCACCGCAGCATGGCCCAGGCGGTCCACTGTGTCGATGATCTCCCGGGTCCTGCCGGACGGGATCCTGTCCAGGTCCAGGGTGATCAGGGAGCGGTCCTTCAGGTCTGTGAGCCTGCGCTGCTTGCCCCGGAAGGTACCGCCGACGAATCCGCCCACGTCCTTCGCATCATCCTGCTGGGCCTTCCCCCATTTGAGATATGTCTCCAGCGTCTCTTCTCCCCGCTCAGGGGTCTTAAGGTCTTCGGTGAATTGTTCCCATGTAGTGAGCACTTTCGGCCAGGAGAGGGACGATCTGGAACGGGCTGATGATATATAGAAGCTGTTATTGTCCATGGTCTCCCTCCTTTAATCTTTCATGTAGTAGTTCGATTCGAAGCCGACGCCTTTAAGGACCAGTCCAGGAGCCCACGGGATCGGGTCTGAAAAGATTTCGTTGACGTCTTCCAGTGATTCCCCCGGCTTGGCGTCAATGACGATCTCGTCATGGATGTGCATCACAGGCCGGTACCTCTCCCTGTTGACACTGAGCAGAGTCTCCGCCAGGCAGTCCCGGGCGATGGCTTGCACCACGTTCTCCGTCAGTTTCCCGCCGTAGGTCTCTTCCTCCTGCCACTTTCGGGTCGTCTGATTGAGGCCGTAATAGTAGATATGGCCGACATCGTCCACCCGGGGGTTCACATAGAAGAGTTTCCGACCGGACGGGAGCAGGATGGTGAAGACTGACAGTCTGCCACGTTCCATCGAGAAGGTCAGCCATTTGTTCGGCTTGTAGGTCTTTCCGGATAGGATCGTGGCTTTTGCAGCCTTCTCCATGTCCCACCAAAGCCGCACGATATGCGGATTGGATCTCCGCCACATGTCCACCAGTGGCTGCAGTTCCTCCTCGGGGATCCCCATCTCAAGGGCTCCCATCGTTTTCAATGCCCCGATGCCTCCCTGGTACCCCAGTGCCAGCGTGGCGACCTTTCCCTTCTGCCGCAGTTCATACTCCGGCCGGCCTTTTACGATCAGAGCCGGGTCCACGCCGAACATTCTGCCGGCGGTGGCCTCGTAGATCTTGCCGGTTGTGGCGAACACTTCGTTCACCCACTTCTCTCCGGCCAGCCAGGCAATCACACGCGCCTCTATGGCGCTGAAATCGCAGACGATGAACTTGTTCCCTTCCGATGGTATGAAGGCCGTCCGGATCAGCTGCGAGAGCGTGTCAGGGACATTCCCATATATCATCTGCAGGCTTTCATAATCTTTCTGCTTCACCAGTTCCCGAGCTTCGTCCAGAGAGGACAGGTGGTTCCTCGCAAGGTTCTGCACCTGCACCAACCGGCCGGCCCATCTGCCGGACCTGTTTGCTCCGTAGAACTGGAGCACGCCCCGGATCCTGTCATCCGGGCCCTTGGCTTCCGCCATGGCCTTATACTTGGATACGGACGTTTTGCCAAGCTGCTGTCTCAGCTGCAGGGCTTCGACCACTTCGTCCGGGTACTTCCCGGAACTGATCATCTCGGCTACGGTGGCCTTCTGGATGTTCGGGATGTTCTCCCCTGTCTTCTCCCTGAGCCAGTTCAGCAGTTGTGCTGTGGATTTGGGATTCTCCAGTCCGGTGACTTCTCTGGCTCTCTCCATGAGCTTCTCTGTGCTGATCTCGTCGATGGTCAGAGCCCCCTCAATGAGTTCCGGATCCACGGCGATTCCTCTGGCATTCATGAGGATGTCCTCCCACCAGAGTCTCTGTTCCTTCTCCGGCATGGGTGAGTATCTGTTCAGCTCCTGCAGGATAGTATATTCTGTCAGAACGTCCTGGGCGTTGTACTCCTTGAACAGTGCCCACCGGTCCGGGTCATGCTGCGGAAGGTTCCACATCCGCCCCCCGTTGGCCTTCGTTGGCTTGCATGGGACGCAGAAGTGTCTGATCAGGGCCTTGCCGGCGCTCATCTTCTTCTGGTCGTCCGATAGACCCAGGGCCTCTCCTGCAGCATCCAGCGAAGCCGGAAAACCGTGGTACAAGCTGTTGATCATAGTGCATTTCCACTGGGCTATCGGGGTCTGGTATCCCGCCTGATTCAGGCACCACCATTCGAAGGCAGCGTTCCAGGCGTGCTTCGTAACTGTCGGATCCGACAGAGCGGATACTATTTCCCCGGGGAGCTCTTCCCCGTTCGCAAGATCTATCACCCGGACCTCTTCATCGTCTTCTTTATAAGCGAAGAGCAGGATCTCGAAGTCCTCGCTCTGCGCATATTTGTATGCCCCGGCCTTGGAGATGTCTACGCTTGACCGGGTCTCTATGTCTATGCTGAGGTGCAGCATACCGGCACCTCCTTAGAACGGCTCGAAGTCGTCCTCGTCATCCTCGAATCCGTCCCCGAAGGCTGCCGCCGCACTGACGGCTCCGCCGCCCAGGCTCTCCCCGTCTGCGAGTTTCTGCACCGGGCCCAGGCCACAGCCGATTCCCTTCTTACCGGCGAAATCATAGGGATAGAAATTCACGTTCACCCGTCCGTACATCCCGGAGTAGATTTCCGAGGGGTCCAGGATGGCATTCATGTGTGCATCTACGATTTCCGGTTTGTACTCCTCTTTGGCGGATGCTGTGAACACCCAGTGGCCTTTGCATTCCGGGCCGAATTCCTCACCGGAGGGCCGTACACCATCCCCGTCATACACCGGGATCGGGAGCACCTTCGGTTCCTTGCCGTTCCACTTTTCGGAAACCCCTTTCTGCTTCGCCGCTTCGATGGCTGCATCGATCTTCTTTTTCGTGGCTACGTCAGACTTCGGCACCAGGATGGTGGCGGAATATTTCTCTTCCTGTCCCGGTGTGTATGCGTAGGGCTTTGTCAGATGTACGAAGCTGAATCTTACTTTTCCTGTGGTTACTTGTGTATTGTTTGCCATTTGTTTGTTCCTCCTTACTCTTTGAACGCTTCTGCAGCGCTTACTTTGTTTGTGATGGCTTCTCTCTTATCTGATTCTTCGACCAGTGTGGGCTTGCCCTCTGGCTTCACCACATGGGCCCCGGCCAGTTCTTCAAAGGTGGCCTTGCCCAGGGCTTTCTCGATCTTCGCCAGGGTGAGCGGCTTCCGTTCGTACAGGATCGCTTCTTCCACTCCGGCGGCGATCAGGTCAGCGATGGCCGCATCCGGGTCATCGAAGGCCCGCAGGGACCTGCCGGCCACGGCCTTGTATCCCTTGACGGGTCTCCCGGCCAGGCACTCGGAAAGCGCCAGGTCTTTCAGATCCGACAGCCACGCGGCCACGTCTTCCCCAGTCTTCAGGTACTCGCCCAGCTCCTCGTTTGTCAGGAGTGCCTTGTCTTTGTCCAGGGCAAAAGCCAGTTCCACGTTCTTCTCAGCTCTCGCCTTGCAGCGCGCCTTCGCCCGGCAGAATCGGCACCAGTCTCCCGGTTTGAACTCTCCTGCACCGGCGATGGCTTCAGCGGCCCTTTCTTTGACGACTTCACCGAAGGCCTTCAGCTTGGACACCGGGCAGATCCATGTGGCGACGTTATCGATCCGTGGCTGGCAGATGCACAGGTTCACGTTATCGATCTCATAGAAGTCTTTGTATGCCTCATAGGCACCCAGTGCGTAGAGCATCAGCTGCGGATTGTCTTCCGGATCCACCTTGACGCCTTTGCCGTATTTGAAGTCCACGACGACCATGCTGGTCTCTTCTCCGACGCGTCCGATCAGGACGCAGTCTGCTGTCCCGAATCCCTCCGGGATGTACTCCGTCAGATCCAGCCGTTGCTCTATAGCCATGAACGGATCCGCGTCAAAACAGCCTTTCAGGTCTTTGATCCGGTCCTTATATGTGTTTGTATGCTCGTCCATCTCCGGCTGATACAGCGGGTCTTTCTTCTGCTTCGTCCACCGTTTGCCCAGGAGCTTCGCTTCACAGATCTCGTGGGCAAGTGTGCCTTCCGCAGCTGCTTCGGACGTGGTGTCCGGGAAATCTTCTTCCAGCAGTGCGGACGGTGTACAGTTCAGCCATCTGTGGGCCCCGCTGGCGCTCAGCAGGGCATGTGCTCTTTCTGCATGGCTCATAATGTCGCCCCCAGTCCAATCAGGTCCTCAGCGAATGCGTTATACTGTGACGGGATCAGGTCCTGCAGGGACTTGATGCCATAAGCCTTGAACAGTTCTCTGACGGCGGCTTTCTTGCCCTTGTCCTTGGATAAGAGCTGAGCGCCGGCCTTCTGGATCTTGTCCAGGCTGATGGTCGACGGTTCTTCCGGCGGCTCTGCTGCCGGGGGTTCTGCTTCCGCATCCGGTTCTTTCGTCGTCTCGGGTTCTGCTTCCGCATCCGGTTCCTTCGCCGTCTCTGGTGCTGTATTCTCCTTAGCTACAGCCGCCTTCGGTGGCTCGATACCCTTCTGTTCCAGGAATGCCTGAAATTCAGCCAGGCTTTCGAATTCTGCTGTGATTCTCATGTTTACCTCCTATCTCTTGCCTTCCGGCACATTTTGTGCTACGTTATACATATACGCATACTTGCGTTGCTCGGATTCCAGGTGCCTCTGGATCCGGGCCTTTTTCATTTTTCTTGCTTGCTCTTCCCTTCTTAACCGTCTGTTCCTGGCAGCGATTTTCCGGATCCTGTCGTATTCCATGCCGGCCAGGAAACCGGTTACAAGTGTAAGCAGAAGAGCCCACAGCACACCTAAAAACATTTCAATCCTCCTTAGCCAATGATTCTCCGTAGTTATCTTCCAGTTCGATGGCCAGCAATGTGGCTTGTAACTTGTCTCCTCTCATGAGTGCCAGCCGGATCCCGATCATGAGCCACTCTTTTTTCTGCTCACTCTTCTCCGGTGCCCATGTACGCCGGTCATTCATGACGTCAATCCATCTTCTCTGCAGTTCCTCTTGACTTGCGTGCAGTATCTCGGCTTTTGTCACTGTGCGGCCCCCTTCCGTCTCAGGATGGCCTCAGCGACATCGCCAGCGAAATACATTTTGCCTTTCGCTTCTCCGATGCAGTCGACGTCCCGGAGCAGGGCCTTGGTGTATGTCTTTCCCTTCCCAAGGAATGCCATGACCTCAACGAGAGTTACCATGGCCGCTCCGCCCGTTGAAGCGATCAGGGCGTTCTTCAAATCTGACTTCGTCATCGCTTTTCCTCCTTTCCTTGTACGCGCAGATCGGGCAGGTATATCCGTTTGAGATGTCCCGTATCGCGCTTATGTTCCATTCCTTCCGGCACCACCGGCAGATTGCTGTTGTGTGCGTCATACCGGCCACTCTCCTTCTGCGTTCAGATAGTCTGCAAACGCCTGGGCTTCTTCATCCGTCTCAAAGATGATGCTGGCATACTCCCGGTTGCCGGAATGGTCAACCTTCTGTACATCCCGCAGTCGGTATACCTGGATAAACGTTTCTCCTCCGGCATAGTTGTGCGAGACTTTCCACTTTCCTTTCATTTGTCTTCCCTCCAGGCCCAAATATAGGCGTCGACCTCCTCCGGGTTCTCTGCTACCTCCAGCAGACCGACTCTGAGGCCTTCCATTAAATAGTGGTAGACACAGGCCCTATCTGCGCTGCATGACCATTTGCTTGTGAGTCTGTCGTTCACATCCAGCGCCCGTTCCTTGATGTACTCTACCAGGCTTTTGACCTGTTCTTCCGTGATCCGGATCTTGTTCATGTTCGTCCTCCTTTCTCGTCCTCCTTACAAATGTATCTTTTTAAGATACTTCTTCTGCAAAAAAAATTTGCATAAATTCATCGTCAGTCAGAGCATACTTTTGCTTGATCTGCGACATTTCGCGCTGCGAGAACTCAGCTCCGTCAATCTCATTTAGCTTTCGCGAGAAAGTGACGGGCGACATCCCCAGATAGGTGGCCAGGGAATTGTTCGTGTCTTCGTTCAGCGCCATCTTGCTCCGCAGCATCGCTCTGTTCATTGAATCACCTCCTGTATCAAGTTGTATCTTTTTAAGATACTCCTATCTTACTACGGCGCCATTACCCTGTCAATACTTTTTGTATCATTTTTAGATATTCTTTTATAATTATGTTGCAGAGCGTTATAATAAATGCTATAATTGAGATACTTTCAACGATAGGAGGATCTAAGAGATGGCGAGAACGATGGGAGAAACGATCAAAGAATTGAGAAAAGCCAAAGGGTATACGCAGGAAGAACTGGGCGACCTTTTGGGAGTGAAAAAGGCAGCGGTCAATAAATGGGAAACCGGCGCCGTGGAAAACATCAAAAGAAGCGTCATCGCCAACATGGCGAAGATCTTTAGTGTTTCGCCTACATATTTAATGTGCCTGGAAGAGGAGGACGTAAAACTGACAGCGGCCGTCCGGATCCCGGTCTACGGCCGGATCCCCGCCGGTATCCCGCTGGAGGCCATTGCAGACATTCTCGACTGGGAGGAGATCTCTCCTGACATGACTGCCGATGGGAGCGAGTACCTCGCTCTGAAAGTGACAGGCGACTCAATGTATCCGAAATATTTGGACGGGGACGTGGTGATCGTCCGGATCCAGCCAGAGTGCGAAAGCGGTCAGGACGCAGTGGTGTATGTCAATGGGTACGAAGCCACGCTGAAGAAAGTCCTGAAAAAAGAGGACTGTATTGTCCTGCAGCCGGTCAATCCCGACTATGAGCCTCTGATCTATGACTACGACGACAAATCGAATCCTGTCACGGTGTTGGGTGTAGTAAAAGAACTGAGAAGGAAGGTGTGATCAAATGTCGCTGTTCGGTAAGAAGAAAAAAAGTGCGTCCGTGGCTCCGGTGACGACCGGAGCACAGCCAAGGCCAGAAACAAAGGAAAGCGTCCAGCAGATTAAATTAACGGCAAGCACCAGTGTCGAGAAAACGATCATCCTGTTTGATGACCGGAAAAAGACGAGTAAGCCGTCAAAGAATGGCCTCTATGTGGCAGAGATACTGCTGCTGGATTATTGCCGCCGCGGGAAGTATCCTATGTCGAATAATGACTATCCGAAATTTTGGCTGTATGACTACGGTATAGCAAATGTAAGAGAAGCGCTGCTTTCGCTCGAGACAAGAGGATTCATCCGTCTGAAGACAGGCAGAGAAATGCTCGACACTTTGACCGTGCCGCAGCTAAAACTGCTGCTTGAAGAAGCAGGTCAGCCAACGACGGGAAAGAAAGCGGACCTGCTGGCGAGGCTGTCGGATACGGTGACAGACGAGTTCCTGGATAAAACCATCAAGCTTAAAGTGTACACGCTCACCCCGGAAGGCCAGACAGAACTGGACGATAATCAGTATGTGCCTTACATGCACCGTAATCACAATTTATATACGTTTCACCACGAATACAAAGAACCTCTTACGGTTTGGACCTTGAATCAGAGGTTTTCGGAAGACGACAAGAGGCAATATAAGGATATATTAGATGCAGAACTCGAGGCGTTCTATGTCTGGGAGGATGCACAAATAGAACAATTCCTTCAACAGATCAGGGGATTCGATCCCGCCGGATACGACAGGATCCTAAACGGGATACCGGAAATTCTATTATATGATGACCCGGAATCCAAACCTAAAAGGACCGCAAAAGAAGAGAAATCCAAAAACAACTTTTTAATTAACTATATCACGGAAATTCAAATATATGATAAACTAATATTCCATCTACACAACAAAACTTTACGCATTAGCATAGATAAAGAACTATACACAGACACTCTTATCCGCTTACTTAACGCATACGATGCTTATAAGCACTGGGCGTACTCACTTGGGCAACCCGGCCAATTGTGGTTTGATGACAGCGTAGATGCTTTTTCCCGAAATAAAACCCAGGAGGAATACTTAAAAGCCAAAGAATAAAGACAAAAGGAAACCCCGCCCTATATCAGCCAGCGGGCAGGGTATCCGAGCGGTCATGGCCGTACATAACCTATTATTATGGTATCATGTCCGCTCCTAAATATCAATGATTGGAGGTAGGCTATGATACGAAAATCTTTTACTTTCGAAGGAAAACGGTACTACGTCAAAGGAAAAACCGAAGCCGAAGTGAGTGAGCGCCTGATCAGGAGAAAGATAGAACTGGAAGAGGGTCGGAAGCGTATCACGAAGAACACGCTGGTCGAAGACTGGTTCAGCGAATGGTACGAGACGTACAAAAGCCCTGCTGTCAGCGCCGGATGGGCGAAGACCGTGAAAACTATCGCCCGCTCTGTTATCCTTCCGGATATCGGACGCCTGAGGCTCAGGGATGTGAAACCGTTGCACCTGCAGCGGATCCTGAACGACAAGGCTGACATGTCCCAGTCTTATCTGCGGATCATCCGCATCATCATGGGCGAGATATTCCAGGCAGCTGTGGACAATGGTCTTCTCCTGGAGGACCCATCGAAGGGCATCACAACACCAAAAGGCAGGAAGCCGCAGCGCCGAAGAGCCATTACAGAAAAAGAACGGTTCTACATCCTCCGGACCTGTGAGCGCCACCGGGCCGGGCTCTTCTATAAGATCATGCTCTACTGCGGCCTAAGGCCGGCAGAGGTGGCCGCCCTGCAGTGGAGGAACGTGGACCTGAAGAACAGGGTGCTGACAGTGGACAGGGCCATCAAATCCGATGGATCCATAGGCCCGCCGAAGTCTGATGCAGGCTTCCGGAAGGTCCCGATCCCGGAGGTGCTGGTCTCGGATCTGGAAAAAGCCCAGGGCAATCCATTTGACCTGGTATGCACCAACGCCCACGGCGGTCAGCTGACGAAGACCAGCATCAAACAGCAGTGGAAGAGTTTCCGGCACCAACTAAACATTGAAATGGGATGCAAGACCTTCAAGGGCGGGCTTGTGCCGCCGTATCCTGTCGCAGAGGACCTGGTGCCGTACTGCCTCAGGCACACCTACTGCACGGACCTACAAGCGGCCGGGATCCCTATAAACGTAGCCAGGGAACTGATGGGGCATTCGGACATCTCCATCACGGCGAAGATCTACACCCACTCTTCCGTCGAATCCTTCTCTGACGCGGCCGCTGCGATCGAGAACTTACAGCGCAGAAGAAATGACGAGGGTGTGCCACTTAGTGTGACCCTAGGACTGTAATCCGTTGGTATTAAGCCATTTTGTCATAGACTGGGGGTCAAGGGGTCGTGGGTTCGAATCCCGTCACTCCGACCAAAGAAAAACCGCTGAAAACGTTGGAATTTCAACAGCTTCAGCGGTTTTTAATTTTTGCCATTTATCCATGTTCTGTCTGAAAAAGGTCGTATTTTGCCGTAAGGGCACGCATAAAGTGTGACCCTTGGTGTGACCCTTTCGGAGAGCAGGATAAAACCACAGAGCAGGCAGCATGAAAAAGTCCCCGGAACGCGCATCCCGGGGACTTTTCCAACTTATAACACGAAAACACTATTTAACAAAAGTCGAGCACAATATATGGATTGTTTGTAATAAATCTATCTGGTTCTTCAGAAATATCATATATAAATAGTAGAAACTCATTCGAGGATGTTATCTAAGCCTTGCTTTCTGATAAAATCCTCGTACTCTGCAGCCGCTTTCTCGGCCTCTTCCTGCGCAGCCTCTACGTTCCCGTTCGTGTGTCCTCCTGTAACAGCCAGGGACGTAGTGATTCCGAGCTTGAGATTTGCAAAACTCATCCGCATGGACAGCAGCGATTCCATTTTTCTCAGCTCTGACTTTTCGTCATCCTCCTTGGCTCTTTTCTCCGCCAGAGCCTCGTTCTTCTTGATCTGCGCAGTAAGGACCGCAACGATGACGGCGGTGGAGGCCGTGATAAATGTACAGATGATCTCAGTCACGATCACCACCTCCAAGCGCCCGCATGATGAGAGCGACTACTTCTTCACGTTTCGCCACACCCTGCGGTCGGCTTCCGTCGGTGACGTTGAGGGCCTTTGCCAGCTCCCACTCACGCCGCAGGTCAGGTGATACCTCGGTGCCTTCGCCGAACAGGGCCTGTACGGCATTCTTCGCCTCGACTCTGGCGATCTCGATCACGTCTGCTCTTGTCAATTCAACCTCCTTTGGTTCCTCGGGTTTTAACTGATCAGCACCTTCCACCAGCCAAAAGTATTTCGCTTCATTCAAAAATGTCGCCAGGTCTCCTTGTGTCCTAACCAGTTTGGTGCTTGCCGGGTCATTTATCAGCACCTTGCCACCGTTTGAGAATCCGTAGGCCAAAATGAAATGCCCGGAACTTGTCCACGTCCCTTTCCCCATGCATGCGATGATCCATTTCCCAGCCTGAAGGTATCTCGTGATTGATGCCCGGAGAGTTGCCTGGTCTTTGCTGTGGTAGTTGTTGATTTGATTCATCTGCCTCGCCTTGATGCCGTAGGCGGCAAGTTGCGGAACGAAGTAACTGTAATATGTCCCGGAGTGCAGGGCCTTGTAGCCATGAGCCAGTGACCACTGTGCCGTGGTCTTCGGTGTCACGCTTGCATCTTTCAGCGATGCGATGACCATGGCCGCACAGGTCGGGCCGCACCCGGCTTTCCCGATGGTGGTGGACTCTCCTTTTGCGGAGTAGTCCACGTCCTTCCACCGTTGGTCCGTCTGAAGGTAGGATACCGGGTTAATCATCTGCATCACCCTCTATTTGTGCGTTATGGGCGTTGTACTTTGCGGAACTAATTCCAAGAATAGCACCAAGGAAAGTATCGATTATCGCCAACGTTCCTGCAATTTCTGCGGCATACGGCCAACCCCAAATCTTTGAGAGGCCTGTCCATGCCGCAATCAGTGCAGGTATCAGAACCAACGCCACCCATTTCCATCTGTCGTAAGTCTTATTGCTCATAAGTTCCTCCTTTCGGTTGGTGTAGTATATCTTTGCATGATTTGACTCCTTTATGATGCAGGTGTAATTTCATATTCATCTACTTTTATATCTGTATTACTTGACGAAAGAGTTGCACTATACAACTCTCCTAATACCACGTTTAGTGGGTTTTGTGCATTTGCAAATACAACCGCAGTAAGGTGCCGCAATGCCGATTCATAATAATTATGTCTTGGATTAACAGTACGAAGACACGGAACACATCCTATGTGGAATGGTTCAAGGTAATTTGAAGTAGGCTGACCATAAGAATGACAAACAAGTAATCTGCTCCCCTTAACGTTCATTTTTGCACCTGCAAAATTGTTTGTTACCTGTGAACCTAAATCAATGGGAACTGTAAAAATATCTGTTCCGTGTCTCTCTTTGAAAGTAAAAGTAACAGGCACATCAAATATCCAAATAGAGGCAGACATTCTTACAGAAGACGCCTGTGTAATAGTTAATGATTCAGAATTACTTGCAAGTGTCTTTGTGTATATGCTGTTATACTGTCCGTTTGAATATAACCGATCTTCTACAAGAGTCCATCCAGATGTAAGTGTAACAGAGTCTCGTCTTGTAATTATTACAACCGCAAACTTTCCTGATAAATCACTTATAGTTGCACTCAAGGAAGTTTTTGCGTCTGCGGCGTATGTTCCTAAATAACAATACGGCGTGCAATTAAAATCTAAACCGCCACCGCCTCCAGAACCTTCATACGAACCAACCACACCAAGAATATTAACATCTTTCTTAATGTTTTCAGCAACCAAATCAGCATCAACGACTTGGGCAGTAGCGTACGCCGAAACATCTGTGATTTGTGTGTCTGTAATGTTAATATTTCCTGTTGGTGTAACGATTGGGACGTCTACAACTACTTGATTATTCGTAGTAGTGTCGTGGGTGCCGTTTGCGTTGATATTCTTACTTGTCTGTGCTACCAGTGCTCCTTCTGAAACGACTTTTCCCTCGTCTCCTGCGGCGTAACTGTTCGGAACATTAACATCAACCTGTGAAAATCCATTCTTTGGTGATGTCGGTGTATACGTTCCGTTTTCGTTGACCTCCAGCGTGTCAAGGTTTGGTGTCTGAATGTTTCCAATCGCCGCCGCCATTTCGGAGGGTTTGTATGTCGTAGCCACTCCGAGTTTTGCCCTGATGGCGTTTCCGATTGCCGTCAGAATCGATTCATTTATTGTTTTGAGTGCCATTTTTACCTCCTAAAAACTGTGGCCTTCACCGCCGCCTTCATGTTCTCCACTATCAGAATTTCCGCTTGAACTGGATGGATTTGAAGAACCTTCTGAAACATCAATATCAAAAGTGTCCGTCAAAAGCTTTCCGTCATTTGGCCGACCCCACTGCACAGAAACATGACTACTTCCTACATGCTCTCCATACCGTATTGTCCAAGCAATTTGATTTAGTTCACTATCTCCTATATATGAACCAGTGTGCGGACTTATTTCCACACAATTCGAAGACATCCTCCGTATACCGTAATCGCCACGAAAAGGAGCATGTATATTTTGTGCGTGGAAATACACAGTTTTGCCATTATAGGTGTATTGTTTGTCGGCTTTTCTTTCCGACCCACCGGAGCCATACCCAACAACTTCGTTTTGTGTGTCGTTAAAACTTACAACGACAAACGCAAAAACAACAGCATTTTCAGTTGAGTGCTTGTGCAGAACGCAGTACGCAAGATTCGGGTAAACCACACGTTCTATGTATATTGGTATTAAAGTAGTCCACCCACTTTCGGATCTTGTGTCCCTGTATTCGAAGTATGGGGCCTCGGACGTGGCGTGATACGGCATTGCAACTTTATCTTTTACTGGTAGATTGGATGATTCTCCTGACGATTCGCCGCTTCCAGTTGCAACTGGTGGGTCAATGTTTATTTCTTCGTTTGGAATAACACCACCAGAATATCCTTCGGCCTCCCATAAAGAGCCATCTTCTTTATAGGCCTTGACTACCATGCCGGTTTTGTCAATGGCTTCGCCGCTAATATATGACGTCTTTGTTGGTTCCGTTGTAATATCTATGTATGACGGAAGAACAGTGTCAACCAGTTCCCCAGTCTCCGGGTCAACCGTAATATCGTATTCATTCCCATCATCCGGGTCGTAGCCTATGACTTCGTCTCCCATAGCAACGTCCACCTCGACCTCTTCAAATCCGTAGTATGGATTACCTTGGTGATCTTTGAACTCTTGAGCGATATACGTTCCATTCTCTGTAAATCTCTGCGTGGTTAGCTTCCTGTCCTCTTCCGGCACCCAGTCTGTGGTTCCGCTTCCATATAGATTTGTCCGCAGATAGTTTGTCGGCGAAAATTGCTTGCTGGTCTGTCCCTCTTTGATTGATACGTTCATATTTCACCTCCTACGTTACAAATATCGCAAAAGTGGCCTCAAGTTGGTGGTTATCGTGCGGCCTGTGCCATTTAATCGTCACGGAATCCCCTGTGGCCTTGAGCGGTGTATAGGTGATCTCTGAAAGTGGGATAACGCCGTCCGGGTAGTTTTCGTCCTCCCATATAGTGCCGTTGCCGTCGTAAGCCTTGGCCACCATTCCGGTCAGGTCGATGTCATCCCCTTCGGTGTAGTTCCGTTTGTCCGGCATTGTAGTCACGGTCAAGGAAGATGGAAGAAGTTTCTGCACAATAACGTCGTTTTCGTCTGTAGTGACGTAGTATGTATTCCCGTCCGGCCGAGTGCCTACTACTCCGCCCTCTACATCTACCACGACACGGTTATAACCATAATAACCTTGAGCGGCGGCGTTATAAGTTCCGTTTTCGTTGATGTTCTTTTCTGCCAGTTGGGTTTCGTCAAGTGGGATCCATCGGGTATAACCGCCATCCGGGTTCTTCACTCGCAAAACCTTGGAGGCGTTGTAGGTGCCGTAAACCCCGTCCTTTTCAATGACTATATTTTTAGCCAATAGTAACGACCCCCTCTTCACTGTCAAACTCGATTTCACTCACTGATATGATATACAAAAGCCTTTGTTCGCCGTAGTAATGCAGAGCCAGTTCCACGTCCTGATCGTCTACATTTTGACCTTCTTCTATGGTTCCGCTTGCGTACTCATTCACTGGCCTGTATATATATCTGTGAGTCCCGGACGATGTATCAATGTAGGGATTCTCAATCTGATATTCGTACCCCTCCGGCAGGTAGTATCTCCGGGTGGCTATGGCTATGTTCTCATAGATGTACCTGATAAGCAGGGAAGAAAGGCTCCGCAGAGCACATGCCACGAGATGCACCCGGCTCTTGGCCTGCAGACCAAAAGAAAAGTCTGTGCTTTCGATATACCCGACCGCTCCACGTTCATCATCCAGTTGCAGACCGACCTTTTGAGCCGGGCGATATTCCCTGTTATTGATCACATCTGCATCGACCTCCGTCCGCTCAAAGTAAAGCATGGAAAGCCGGGAAATGACATCCGAAGCGTTGTTGGAATTGATCAGCATGACTTCATCGACCCGAATGACGTTCGGCGGTGCCGCCTGTGCTGATGTATCAGGATTTGAAAGCGTGACATCTGTTTTGGTGATAATGTAGTCCACGCCGTTGACCGTCACATAATCATCGCCGCTCTGCGGTGTACCTGCGGCGAAAGAATAGGCCGTGACCGTGATCGCTGTGACATAATCCTTATAAGATACAGACGGCTTCCAATAGGTTTTGTCCGGCGGTATATCTGTAATCGTTTCTTCGTCCAGAACCTTTATGTAAATGCCGTCGGTGTAGGATTGCTCCACATACAGACCACAGGCAAAGCAAATCCATTGTAGCCGCTCCCTGCCTGTCTGTTCCGGGCAATACCCTGTCACCGTCATGGATGATGCCGCAGAATCCAGCGTGTAGGATGTATATACAGACAGGGCATTGAATATCGTATCAAGTGCCGTGCTGACCGCAGTTGCGGACGTATAAATGACCGCAGGAAGTGTAATCCTGTCCAGCAAAGTGACAATGCTCTGTGCGTTGATGCGGACAAACTCAATATTGAGCCTATCCGCAAACACAATCCAAAACTTCGCCCAAAGTTGGTCAAGGTCGTCATAGAGGGACACGAATTGCCCTATCTTGATTTCAGCGTCTGTTTTTATTTCCGCTGAAAATTCATTGATGGGAATAACGTCCCCAGTGATGTCTGTCTGCGGCGTAAATTTCAGGTTTTTCAGTTTTGAGTATTTAACATTTCCAATCTTGATATACATATCTTTTAATAGTAGGTGTCTTCAGAAGACCCAAGCTCTTCCCAGCCATTTGATGCGTAAATGTACGCACTTCCAACATGCACTTCTGATTCGTCCGGCAAAGGTGCAACGCCTCTTGTAAGAACCTGCCCCAACGTCATGGTCTTGGCGGGGGCGTTGCTGATGATCTCAAAGGTGATTCCTCGCCAATGAGATTTTCCGCCGGGCATCCGCACCCAAATGTCTTGGATGTTCTGCACCCGGCCCGTCACCTGCAGAGTTCCGCCGGAGTACGGAAGAACAAACTGGTGGCCGTCCACAGGCTCCGTAATGAGGTCGTAAATGGCCGCATACTCTTCTTCATACCCAAAAGGTACCGCCAGCCGCAGGCTATATTTCAAGTAGGTTCCGATTACATCGTTGAAATAGGATTTGTCTAATAAAAGACCGCTGATTTCAGATGATGTCATTTCGGAAGTTCTCTCAACTGTGCATGGGATGTCCCATGATGTTCCGTCTATGCTCCATGCCATTAGTATGCACCCGAGAGCTGAACTCCGACTCTCTGCCTTTCTTCGTTATTCATCTTATACACCGTCTTCGCAAACTGCTGTTTGTCCATCTCCAAAATGATGGTCAGGTCTCTGCCGGTTCCCATGTCTGAATACCGGCCCGGCATTGTGTATTCCACGCCACCCGATGCAGACGCTCCGACCGTGGCAGTAATAGATCCAGACACCATTCCGCTCAAGTTCTCCATCGCCCTGGCTGCCAAGCCTGCGTTCTGCGTGATGCCATTTGCAAGTCCAACGTCCAGGAACTTGCCGAATCCCTCCATGACCTTGGAAGGCGAAGCGATGCGGAAAATGGATTTGAAAACGTTGAGGATGGACGCACCGGCGTTCTTCGCATCAATCAGCACGTTTTTCAGGCCCTGCCTGATACCCTTTCCGATGCCGGAAATAAGGTTGATGCCGGCCTGAATCATGTCCTTCACGCCGTCTCTGAACGCCTTTGCGATGCTTGCAATTATCCTTGGAACCACAGCCACGACATTAAAGATTATCTGCCGCATCCCGGTGCCAAGTGCGGAGAACAGCTGCACACCGGCCTCTGCGATCTGCGGTGCCGCTTTAATAATCGCCGCAACAAGGTTTGTGATGATGACCGGCATGGCCTCTGCGATGATGGGTGCCGCTTTTGCGATACCAATGGACATTGCTGTGACAAAGTTGACCATGCCTTCGATGAGGTCTTCCATGTTGTCCGGGTCTGTCAGCATCAGGATCGCATCTACTATTCCTTGGATGACTTGCGGAATAAGGTCAGGCAATGCCGCTGACAACGTGGACAAAAGCGTTTTTGCGACATCTATCAGCGATCGCATGATAGTCGGGATGTTCTGACCAATCATTGAAATAAAACTGGATGCCAGTTTTGCCACACCTTCAGCCGCCTTCGGCAGTGCCTTTGTGATGACTTCGCCGATTTGCTCGATGCCTTCGGTGAATTTTTCCACACCGCCGTCCTGTCCGCTGACCAGCAACGTGATGCCATCCATGACCTCCGTAAGACCCGGTAGGAACTTGGAAGCGAAGTTGATTTTCAACGATGTCAACGCCTTCTGCATATTTTGGAGTGCGTCCTGATACTTTGCCGCCGCTTTCACGGCTTCATCACTCATCACGCCGCCCATGTCATGCAGTTGCTGTTTCATGGCTTCCGTTTCTTCGGCGGTCATGTTGAGCAATGCGCCGAGTTCCGTTGCACCACGTCCCAAAAGTTGAGACGCAAGGTATGTCCGCTCTGTGGTGTCTGTCACGCCCTGCAGGCCTTCAATGACCGCCCCGAACAGTTCTTCTTGCGACATTGATGCGATTTGTTCCTGCGTGATTCCAAGCCTTGCGAAGGCATCGTTTCCATTCTCCGCCGCCGTGGCCAGTGTCTTCATCCCTGCCTGCATGGATTCGATGGAAGTCCCACAATGCTGCATGATGAAGTCCCATTCCTGGAACGCTTCGGCAGACATGCCCATCTTCTGACTCATCTTGTCGATTCTGTCACCGGCTTCAGCCGCCTGCGATGTGGCCTGCTTCAGATACCCGACTGTCGCCACGGTGCCGGTCGCAAGCACAGCGAACCCGGCGGCGGCGATCTTCGCACCCTTCGCCAGTTTTCCGCTGAACGTAGACCCGGCCTTTTCTGCGGAGTGTTCTGCATCCTTTAGTCCGCTTTCGTATTCTGTTTTATCTAAAGTAAGTTTTGCGGCGAGTTCAAACACATTCATGCTTCAACCCCCCTTTCTTCTATTCCTATTCCTGCTCGTTCAAAAATGTCTGTGATGATGTCCTCCGCCTTTTTGGTCTCCACCGGCTTCGGGTCGATAATGTCCGAATACTTCGCTGTCATTGTATGCCCCCCGGCAAAACGGGCGGTGTTGTCTGTAATGATCCGCAGACATTCTGCAATATAAAAGCGGTATACCGCCTGTTCCTGCCGCTGGCGGAAAACGGAGGTGATATACCGCATCATTTTTGGAAATGTCAGGTTCAATCCTTTGAGGTCTGGGAAGCAGGCGTGGATGGTGTCTCTTCCATCTTCTGTGCCTGCGAGATAAAAAAATCCTGTAATGCCTGGTCGTTCACGACTTCCAGGAGCATCGACGGAAGGGAAAGAAAGTCAACGCCTTCTTTGTATTCCTTAAAGGCCCTCTTGTCGTCGATGTCCACACCGTCCAACGCCGCCATGATCTGCAGCGTTTCTTCCGTATGGTGCTTCAGTGCGTGTTTGATGGCCTTTATCGCTCCCTTTTCTTCGGTGATGAGTTTTCCTGTGATCCCGTCACCCATGATGATGGCGGCAGGCTCTACCATGTCGGCCATTAGAATGATGGCCTCCGCTCCTTTGTATTCTGACAACTTACGCATTAACAACCTCCTTTGCGTTTACCTGTCATCCCCTGTTTTACTCTCTTTTATTCTACGAAGACGCCGCTGTAACGATGACCGTACAGGTGTCTGTATATGTCACGCCGTCTTTCGTGATGGATGCCGTGATGATCGCACTGCCTGCCGCTTCAGCCGTAACAACTCCGCTCGATACAGATGCCTTTGTTCCGTCAGATGTAGACCATGTGATGGTCTGCCCTGCCGGTTCGGTGATCGCTTCAAAGGTGTAGGTGTCATCCTCTACCAGCGTGATGGCGTGGGTGTCCAGTTCGACGTATGGCATCGTTGTCTCGCTTCCGCTCTTCACATACACTTCAAACGGCACTGTGTCCTGTGCATCCAGGCTGAAATGCCCGGTGAATGTGAACGCAAACTGGCCTTTGGCCTTGTCGCCCGTCTGAATCTGAAAACCGCCGGTGGATAAGGCGTTGAACAGTTTGATGGCGATGAAACCGGCGTTTTCGCCTGTCGTTACATCTGAATAATCACCGACCCACCACAGTGTTTTGAAATCCGTCTGTTTCAGTTCGTTCCGAGGAACGACCTTGACCACGCCTGCAGATGTGGTCTTGTCGCCGACCGCATTGAGCATGTTCACGGTGTCGCCGTCCACAGAAATGAACGTCCCGGTCATGTTCACGTCCCAGGAATCAAGGTGCATCAGTTCCTTGGTGTTCTTCGGGCAGTTGTCCACGTCTTCCCCAAAATCCGTATAGGTCGGAGCCGCTGTGAAGTTGATGCCGCCGGAAGTCGCACCGAGGATCTTTGCACCGGCCGGAATAGCCGATGTAGACGGGTCGAAGTTATCCAAAAGCACACCGGCGTTCAACTGCAGTTTCTGAAAAGTGTCCGCCGGGATCTTTGTAAATACACTCATATCTAATCCCCCTTATAAAGTTAATCGGCGGTCAAAAACTCCACCGATAAAGTGATATAAACTCTTTTTATCGCATTGTCGTTTGCTTCATCCATGGCCTGTGCGAATGGCGTCCCCCTTTTGACCCAAATCGCACCGTTCGTGCAAGGCAGAATCTTTCCGCCTTCCCCGATGGTCGTGGAAATCTCCTGAACCTTGGCGTTTATTTCTGACCATGAATCGCTTCGATAATAAACATTCAGAGCCATTGGAACGGCACCGCTTTTCAATGTGTCGTTCCTTCCCTCGTAGGTCAGAAGTGGATAGCCGGGGAAATTATCGCCGGTCGGCACTGCATGTTCCTCATAGGTATTTGCCACGAAGGAGGAAAAAAAGCGTTGCAATTCAGTTGCTTTACTGCCCATCTTCCGGCACCTCCGTCACTTCTCCAGTTATATCCCACGCCTCCGCCGTGACCGCTTCCACCTGGAAGGATGCACTGTCCGGGATCTCCCTGTCCGCTCCGTTCGATGTGATCCGCAGCGTCAGACGTTCGTCATCGGTCTGTATCACATCATGGAACCGCAGATGGAGTCCCTTCTGTGTGATCACGGTGTAGAGCCTTGATGGCGTTGGTGTCCCGGCCTCCTGCTTTGTCGTGGCTGTGTCCATCACGATCGCCGCTTTGAATGTGTCCGAGACCGTCCATGTGGTCGTGCTTCCGCCCTGTCCGTCGGGTCTCTGCGTTTTGGAAAGTCTGTTGACGTATTCCATCTTGTCTTTCAGAAGGCTCATACAATCAACCTCCTGTAGCGTCTCAACTTGTCAGCAAACGCATCCTGCCACCCGAAGGCCGTTCCGTCTGCCTTGACTCCCTTTGTGTATGAGTAACCGGCAAACGATTCCGACGTGTACGGAGACGGAGACGAAGTGTCGCTGTCCATGTACGTTTTGACCTCTTCGCAAACTGCCAAAAAGTCAGCCGGAACCTTCATCGCCCAGACTGCACCGTCAAAAGTTTCGTCTGTCAGCGTTTCTTTCCCGTCGTTTTTGTACACTCCGTCGTTGAATGTCGAACCGACAATGCGAAAATACTGGTTTTCCTGCAAAAAGTCGGACGGCGACAGAACACCGGATTCAATAGTATATTTCCCCACGATCCTGTTGTCGTGGTCAGCGAAATAATTCCGTACTTCGCCGCAAACCATGTCTATATAGCGTTCCATTCGCCGCCCCCCTTTTGGCTATTTACTCTTTTGTTACTGTCACCGTGTAGGTGGATGAATCATCCCAATCCGTTACAGTGATGTTGACAGTGTTTTCACCGGCCGACCATGTTGCCGCTTCGCCGTTCTCCACTTCCGTGCTTCCGTTTAAGATAACAACAGTCGCATTTTCGTTGGTCGGCGTTGCGGTGATGGTGTCGGTGTCGTTCTCTGTTGTGGCTGAATATTCCTCTACATCCGAATCAAATTCAGGTGTCAAGGTCAGCGACCCGATCGCCAGCCCCGAAAGGGTCGTTACGCTTTTTTTACCAGGTCTGCACTTCCTGCCGCCTGTGCTCTGCCGTTGGCATCAACAGCCGCAACGGTGATCTTCGTTGCAGTTGCCGCCGGTGTGATGTTGTCACCGGAATCCAGTTCTGTCCAGCCGGAACCCAACTTCTGACCGTAGGTCACAGCCGGAGCGGTGGATGCCGCACACTTGTAAACGAACTTTTCACCGGTTCCAAGGCTATAGCCTGCCATAGAGATCTTGGAATCGCCGGAAGCGGTCGCACCGTCATCGGTGGACGTCACGGTGATGGATCCGAGGGACGGAGTGCTGTCTACCTGGCCTACCACAACGCCGTCAGCGTATTCAACCAGGAACTGGACGCCACTCATGGCGACCATCTCGATCTGCGCTCTCGCATAG